TCAATCAAAGGGTGACGGTCTCGGTCGAGCCGGGCGACGGGAAAAAAGTGGTCAAGCCTGAGTGAACCAAACCCAGATCAAGATCATCCAAGAGACGGTCGGCACCGAGCCCGATGGGTTCTTCGGGCCGCAGTCGATCGCCGCGACCCAGCGTTATCTGCGGGCAATGATGCCCAAGCCGAACCCTTGGCCGAAGCAGGATCAGAAAAGTCTCACCGCGTTCTACGGTGCGGCCGGCAAGGTCTCGGTCGTCCAGATCCCAGTGCCTTACAAGATGTATCTCTACAACGGACCTAAGACGGTCCGCTCGATCGGAGTCCACGAGAAGCTGGCCCCGAGCTTGGAGCGCATCCTCAAGGAACTGGGTAAACGCTACAAGACCGACGAAGCCCGGAGCGAGGCGGGGATCAACAAATTCTACGGAGTCTATGCCAACCGCAAGATGCGCGGCGGCAGTCTCCCGAGCCTCCACGCACGGGCGGCGGCGATTGATTTCGATGCGCCCCGCAACGGGCTCCACACCCACTGGCCGACACGGGCGCACATGCCGCTCGATGTCATGGAGATCTTTGCACGGGAAGGGTGGCTCGCGGCAGGGGCTTTCTGGGGCCGCGATTCGATGCACATGCAGGCCACGCAGTAATAACCCCGCAACCACTTTATGAAACACAATCTAAACTCCTTCCGGCGCAACGAGCATCTCCAAGGCGGACTCGCCGAAGTGCTGCGCCATCCCTCGATGCAAGCCGCCCTCGATGTGCTCCGCGATCTCGGGGAGCCGACCGAGATGCCGGTGCCGAGCGATGTCGACTTTCTAATTTTCAACGCCCTGCAAAACGCCCGCCGCGAGGGCTTCTTCCACGCGCTGCGTTCCCTCGAAGCCTTGGCGACCCCGATCAAGGTCGTCCCCTCGACCAAAGACCTGATGCCGAACTTGGTCGACGAATAATTTATGGCAGAAACCAATACGCCGAGTAACCCGTCTGCCCCGGCGTCAGACAACCAACCAACCACCACTCCGGAACTTTCCGAAGCCGGTGGCACTATGACTTTCGACGCGGCTCGTTCGCTGTCGGAAGCCTTCAACTCGATCGGCAAAGAGCCCACCGCTCCCACGCCCGAGGCACCCAAGGCGGAAGCCCCCAAGGCTCCCGAGACCAAAGCCGAAGCACCCAAAGCGGAACCCGTTGCGGAACCGACCAAAGAAGAAGCCCCGGCTACGGCCGATGCCGATGCTTTGGCTGAACTCCTGGGCGGACCGAAGAAAGCCGAGGCCAAGCCGGAGCCGGACGACGCACCTCCCGAAGGGGCGATGACTGAGGCCGCGATGAAGCGGTGGGCCGAGCAGCGCAAGGCACTCAAAGAGGAGCGCCATCGCCGCGAGGAACTCGAAGCCAAGGTGGCCGAACTGGAGAAGCGTTCGACCGATGTCGCCCCCGACGAGGTCAAAGCTCTCCGCGAGACGGTCGATGCCTACGAGCGCGAGCTTCAAATTGCGCGAGTCGAGGCGACCAAGGAATTCAAAGATGCGGTCGCGGTGCCGCGTGAACGGATCAACGGGCAACTCGAATCCTTCGCCAAGAAGTATGAGTTCCGTGAGGCGGATGCCCGTGTGGCCTTCGCCGAAGCCGATCCGGAGAAGCAGACTGAGCTACTCGTCGATATGGCCAGCGGCATGAATGACCGCGACCGGATGCGCTTCTACGCGATGGCGGAAGAGTGGCAGAAGGTCGAGGGCATCGCCAACAAGGTGCGCCACAATGCGAAGCTCGCCCTGGAGAAGATCCAAGAACATCACACCGAGCAGCAGAAAGCGTTCATCGAGCAGCGCAACAAGCAGTATCGGGGAGCCCTGGAGAAGATCTGGGGCGATGTCTCCGAGAAAGCTCCACTCTTCCGCCGCCGTGAAGGCGACGATGCGTGGAATGCGAAGATCGGGGAGATCGAGCAATTCGCCACGGGGCTGGATTGGAACGTGGTGGCCGACAACGACCAAGCACGGGCCGAAGTCGCTCTCCGGGCCGCAGCCTCGCCCTTCCTCTACGGGTTGGTGCAGCAGCTATTCGCCAAGACGGCCGAGCTAAACAAGACCCTCTCGAAATACCAGAGCGCGAAGCCTGGTGCGGGTGGGGGAGCAGCCGACCCGATCGTGGGCAGCGGCCAAGAGGAGAAGGTCGAGCACGAGGACTTCTTCTCGGCGATCAAGTCGGGGTTATCTTAAAATCCCTCCGGAAACTTCGGTGACCGGACGCGAGGCGGTTCCTTCCGGGGAGCCGCCTCTGCATTTCTATTTCTGGGTGGATAGAAAAGGCTTCAGATTTACAAAAGTGTGGTCGGATCTATAACAATCTCTCTGTAGTTTTTGTGACAGGGATTAGGACTTCGATCGGTGAAGTCCTGTAAAAGGGGACAATCATAACCCCGTAATTTGACAACCCCTTAACCGAGCGTAACTTAGTCTCACGTTTACGGGTAGCGGTAATCATCCGGTAGAAATCAGAAAAGATAGGTTCGCGAGGAAGCCCGATCCGCGACGGGAAGAGAAAAGCAAAATCGTGGTGTTGTCACTAGCCTCGGACCGCATGTGCGTCTCCCGATCAAGGCGAAGTAATAACCCCACAAATTAGGAGAAAAACAAGCATTATGCCTTGCAATAATATTGAAGCTCTCTTCGTGGAACATGCCGGCCTTATCCGGAACAATGTCTCGAAGAACATCATCAACTCCGATTTCTACCTGAAGTATCTGCCGCGTGAGCAGTGGATGGACGGGCAAGGAACGGAATATAGTTACCCGATCTATGAGCGCACGCTCTCGTCCAGCCCCGTCACTTTCAGTGCATGGGAGTCTTCGGACGGCGAAGCGGGCGGTCAGTGCCAAGTCGCCGGTCAGAACATCGACAACTTCGGCATCACCCTGCGCCAGACCAGCCTCAAAAAGGCCGCGCTGAACTCGCCCGACATCTGTCTGGACGATCTTCAGTTCGCCTGGCAGGTCGAAGATCAGGTCAAAAACATCGTTCGCGTTCTCTCGGAGAACACGAAATGGGTTTGGACCAACGCTTATCAGGACGAGTATATCGACGCTTGCGGCACCAAAATGGTCGCATCGGCGAACCTCCCGTCTGGTAGCTCGGTCTTCCCTTCGACTCCGGCCACTTCCAAACTTACCTGGGGAATCCTCGAAGAGATTTACCAGCAGCTTGGTTACAATGGCGGCAGCATGAATCCGTTTGCTCGCGTTGACGAGATGACCCCGATTTATGCCGCAGTCGGCGAGCGTTTCACGTTCCATGATCTGAAGCGCCAAGACGCTAACACCCGTGACGACTTCCGTTACGCTTACGAGGGTTCGGAGACTCAGTCCCCGATGCTCGGAGCGCCCGGTCTGTCCGGTGTGTATCGCGGCTTCCGCTTCTTCACGGTTGAATTCCCGCCCCGTTACGACTTCGTCGGCGGTGCATGGGTTCGCCGTCAGCCGTTCGCGTCGACCCCGACGACGAAAGGTGACAAGTGGGAAGTGTCCGACGCCTACAAGAATGCGGAATACACCGACACCGTGATTTATCACGCTGACGTGTTGAAGGTTCTTGTGCCCAAGCCGAAAGCTGCCAGCCCGATGAAGTATAACCCCCAGTATAGCTGGACCGGTGAATTCGTCTGGCGGAATATCCCTGACCGCGACTGCAACGTCGATGGAAATACAGGGTTCTTCCGGGCACTCTTCGCGTATGGCCCGAAGGTGGAGCGTCCTGACCTCGGCTTTGTGGTTCGCCACAAACGCTGCGCTCGCGCTCTCGACCTCGTCGCTTGCTACTAAGGTAGCACCTCACATCACTCTGGGAGCTTCGGCTCCCAGGGTGCCAGAGGTGCTCCATTTCTAGCATGAACATTCCTTCGCCGAATCCCATCGTCTTCCCGGCCGCACCGGAGAAGACGTTTCCCCATCTCTGGATCAAGCGCCTCTTGCTGGCCAGCGACGGCGTGGACAGTGGGAAGATGGAAGCGCACTTCGCGCCGTATAACGCCGGCACCAAAGAGATCGGCCCTTCGGCATTCGACACGACTTTCACGACTGATGAACTTTGGGCGGCAATCGCTGAAGTTCCGGAGGTCGCGGCGGCTTATGCTGCTATATTAGAATCCGTGGGTCCGATGCAAACCTGGCTCGCCAATAGAAACCAATAAACATTATGAAATTCGCAATCCCTGAAGGAATGGTCCCGCCCGATGGCGTGGAAGTCGGCTCCACATTCGACGCCCTCGCCACACTCAAACTCGGTGAAGGTGAGCTTGAACTCGTCGCTGTCGACGGTCTCCCCGTCACCACGTCCGAAGCTCCCGAAGTCGAAGAGGCCGAGGAGATGGACGAAGAGATGGGCTTCGACGAAGCCATCCGCTCCGGAATGATGGAGTAATCGCATGATCGCCGACACGGAGCGTCTCATCGACGGCTTCCGCGGCCTTCCTGCGGGGATGGACGGCTCCAAGGAGCCGCCCCAGACACCAAGCGAAGCCGCTTGGTATGCCACGAACGTCACGTTTCGTGGCGGCAACGGCCCGCGCACCCGTCCTGGATTTCGTGAGATCTCGCCCGACTACTGGCGCAATCCGCAACCGCCGAGGACAAGTTCCTCAATTTCTGGCAGCGGCTCACTCGCTACCGTCACGACCACGGCGAACCACGGCTACGATGACAGCGATGTGGTGACGATCTCGGGAGCCTCGCCTTCCGGGTTCAATGGCACTTACCGGATCACCAAAACCGGAGCGACGACTTTTACTTACGCCAATGCGACGAGCGGAACGGCAACCACGCAAGGCGCGATCATCCGCGACATCGACTCGACTTACGGCGAGGATTTCTACAACTCAGCGACCAGCCGGACGCGCTACGCCAACGACATCCAGTCCGGCACCTTCTTGCAAGGGACGCTGATCTACCAAGATCCCCGCGAGGGAAACCCGACCGAGTTGATCGTTGTCGTCGACGGCAAGATCCTGGCGCTGGATTTCGAAGCACGTTCCGTGATGCGTGTAAATCTGAGCGATGAAATGGATACCACGCTTCCCGTCTTTATGGTCCAAGCGGAGAAGTATGTCATCATCCAAAATGGGTTCGATGAGCCTCGGGTCTATGATGGATATGTCTGCCGCCGGGCCAGCTACTACGGGAGCCAAGCGGTGCCGATCGGCAAGCAGATGGCTTATGGTCAAGGGCGGCTCTTTGTTGCGGTCAATGAAGGATCAGAGATTATCGCGGGTGACTTGGTCTTCAGTGGATCTTTGACTGAAGCAAAAATCGTCAGTGCTTCGGCTGCAAATCCTTCCGTAATCACCACGGCAACTCCACATGGATTGTCTAACGGAGACCTCGTTTCAATTTCTGGGAATAGTTCGGTCATTGACTCGACTTATGTCGCGACGGTTACTGCGGCGACGACATTCACGATCCCTGTCACAGTTTCCACGGCAGGCACGGGCGGGTCCACATCTAGATTCAACGCAGGCCAAGACAGCGATCTTTTGCGTTTTACTGAAAACACTTTTCTCAACGAAGGTGGAGCGTTGGCCCCGAGCGGGAAGGTGGGTCGGGTCAAAGCCTTGGCCTTCCTTCCGGTGCAGGACACGGCTACGGGGCAGGGGGATCTCATCGCGTTCTGTGAACGTGGCGCGGTGACCCTCGCGGTGTCCGCTCCGCGAGAGAAATGGAAAGACACCGAAGGCTTTCAGCGGGTGCTGTTCGACAACATCGGCACGACGAGCGAGAGCATCCTGTCGGTCAATGGCGATCTGTTCTTCCGCTCCTTGGAAGGCAACGGCATCCGCAATTACCGCAATGCCCGCGCCGAGGCGGCGGGCTACGGGCAGACCCCGATCTCTGCGGAGATTGATCCCATTCTGAAACAGGATACTTCGTGGATGCTCGACAATGTGAGCTTCGCCCAGTTCGACGGGCGGCTCTTGATGACTTGCTTACCGCAGCGTTTTCCGCGTCGGGCAGCGAACCAGACTGAGGCTGACACCTACGCAGCACAGCCTATCCCGACGATTTTCAACGGCGTTGCCGTGCTCGATTTCCAATCAACCTCGGCAGGGCGCGGAAAATCCGCGGCGGTTTTCGACGGTGTCTGGACGGGGCTTCGCATTGTGAAACTTATCCAAGGCACCTTCGATGGCGACCCGCAGTGCTATGCGTGGTGCTTCCATGAAGATGATACGGGTCGGCGCATCGAGCTTTGGCAGGTGACGAAAGACGACGAATACGACACGCCGATCGAAGGACCGCGGGTCATCAACTCGGGCATCGTGACGCGGGCAATGAACTTCAAGGACGACATGGGCCTAAAGAAGCTGATCCGCTGTGACTTGTGGTTCGATGATATCGGCGGTGGGCCGGACAACGAGTTCAACTGCTCGCTGGCTTATCGGCCCGACGACTACCCGAACTTTACGACGTGGCAGAGTTTCGAGCGCAACTTCAAGACGGAGTTCCTCTTGGAGAGTAAGAACCTTCTCTCTTGGTCTGAGAAGATCGACGATGCGACGTGGGTCAAAAGTAACGTCACGACACTATCCGACACCGCTCTCGATCCACTCGGGCTTCAGACGTTGACCGCCGACAGTCTGATTGAGACGACATCCACTAGTGTCCACAGCACTTACCGGACCAGCCCGACTTTGCAGTCGCTTACCAGCTACACGTTCTCCGTGTATTTGAAGCCGTCGGGACGCACCCGCATCTATCTGCAATTCCCCACCTCGGGGGCTGCTTTCTCTGCCGCTCGGACAGCGCATTTCCTGCTGGAAGGAAGCGGCTCCATTACCTCTGTCACCGCCACGGCGACTGCCACGATTACACCTCTCGCCGATGGATGGTATCGCTGCTCCATAACTTCGGAGACGACGGGCGCTGGAACGGTCCGGACGTTGATCGGTCTCGTCGCTTCCGGAACGACGACAAGCTATGCGGGCGACGGGGTGTCCGGCGTTCTCGTCTGGGGTGCCCAGTTGGAGGCCAATACCTCGGCCACCTCTTACGATCCCGACCCGCCACAGCTTCTCAACTACGAGCGGGGCTACGCTCCCCAGGTTCGCTTTCCGGCTCCTCCCAGAACGGCGAATCTGGCCACGGACGTTCCGGCTTACTTGGGTTATGATTTCACCTTGCGGGTCAACTGGTCGGGCCGTGCCCGGCTCGGCCGGCTCATGCTGCACGGAAACCGGCTCACCGAAGCCGTCAACGGAGGAACCCTCTAATGGCCGAAGTCAAAGAACTCTTCAGTTTGGATGATTCACTGACCACGGTTCAGGATTCATGGAGCAGTTTACCCGCCGGGCTCACACTGCTCATTGAAGATTCTCCGACTGAGTATACCTTACTGATCGACGACACCTTTTCTCTTTTGATCGAATAATAACCCCGCAACCATGCCATACACCGCGAATAAGAAGATCGCAGGGCTAGACCCAGCAACGACGCCCTTGGCTGCGGCCAACGAGGTTCCGCTGAACCAAGCTGGGACGACAGTGCGGGCTTCCCTGACCGCGATCGAGGCCAAGGTGTTTGATGCCAAGACGGCCCTGACTCCAGTGGCAGGGGAGACGGCAGTGGCCGTTGTCCGCCAGACGGACGGGTCGCTGCGTCAAGTGGCGCTGAACGACATCGTCCCGCCGCTGAATATTACCGACGCCAAAGTTGCGGCCGGAGCAGCCATCGTCGACACCAAGCTCGCCACCATTGCAACGGCTAACAAGGTCGCCAACTCGGCGACTACGGCCACCAATGCGAATACGGCCAATGCCATTGTGGCCCGAGATGCCAGCGGTAACTTCGCGGCTGGCACGATCACGGCAACTCTTTCCGGGAGCGTCGTCGGTAACGTCACCGGCAACGTGTCGGGAACTTCGGGGTCCACCACCGGAAACGCAGCCACCGCGACCACCCTTCAGACGGCACGGACGATTGCGATCAGCGGCGATGTCACCGGAACGGCGACTTCCTTCAATGGTTCGGCCAACATCGCCATTGCTGCGGCGATTACGGCTGACACCATCGTCAATGCCGATGTGAACAGCGCGGCGGCGATTGCGGGAACGAAGATCACTCCGGCCTTCGGGTCGCAAAATATCAGCACGACGGGGACGTTGGCGGCGGGCGCGACGACCGTTACTGGAACGTGTGCAGCCACCGCTTTCAGCGGACCGTTGACGGGCAATGCCTCAACGGCCACGACACTGGCTACCGCAAGAAATCTTTCGCTGACTGGCGATGTCACCGCGACACTCTCAAGTTTCAACGGGTCGGCCAACGTCTCGGCGGCGGCAACCTTGGCTAATAGCGGTGTCGCTGCCGGAACCTACAACGACAACGCGGCCCAAGTGCGTCCGTTCACTGTTGACGCCAAGGGTCGAGTTACAGCAGTCGGAACCGCCGTTCCCATTGCCGTCGACTATTCCGCCGTCACCGGAATGCCTTACAAAGACGCGGCGCGGCTGGCGACCACGGCCAACCTGACGGCGACATACGCCAACGGCACAGCGGGTGTCGGAGCGACTTTGACCAACAACGGAACCCTTGGCGCACTCTCTATCGACGGTGCGGCCGTTGCGGCAAGTGATCGCATTCTGGTCAAAGATCAGACCAGTGCCGCGCACAACGGCATTTACGCCGTGACCAACACGGGCAGTGCCGTGGCTGCATGGGTGCTGACCCGTGTCACCGATGCCGATACCAATGCCGAACTCGGTTCGGCGGTGGTCACTGTGACCTCCGGAACGGCCAATGGCGGTCGCGTCTACATGACTTTCTTCAAGGCGACGGACACAGTCGGAACCACCGTGATGCCTTGGTATCTCGTCCTGACCGGAGGCCCGAGCATCATCACCACCTCGATGTTGAACGATGGTGCGGTGACCGAAGCCAAGATCGATCCCAATGCCAAAATCCGTGGCGCTACCGGAGGCGGCACAGATCGTGTATTTTATGAGAACGACCAAACGGTCGATACGAATTACACAATAAGCACTAACAAAAACGCCATGAGTGCAGGCCCGATTACCGTATCCAACGGAATCACAGTCACCGTGCCCAATGGCTCAACCTGGACTGTCGTCTAAGAATCATGCCGATCACCATCAACGGAACAGGAACAGTCACCGGAATCACCGCAGGGGGATTGCCGGATGGTTGTGTTGCTACTTCGGATATTGCGGATGGTGCCGTTGTTAATTCTAAGGTTGCAGATGGAGCAGTCGTTCAAGTCGTCTCGTCAACAGTAGCAACGGTCACGGCCGTCAGCGTGGCGATCCCACATGACGATACCGTTCCGCAAAGCACCGAAGGGTTTGAGCTGTTGACGGCAACGATTACGCCAAAGAGCAGCACCAATAAAGTGCTTGTTCAGTTCAGTGGGTTTTGCGCATCGCCAAACACGGGATTTAGCGCAAGCCACGTTTTGTTTCGTGGAACCACCGCTATCAACGCGACATCCACAACTCACTCGGTGGCCAACGCAACAACGCCGGTCTTCATTCAGCACCTAGATTCTCCGGCCAGCGGTTCAGCGATAACTTATTCTGTCCGTGTTGGCCCAAGTCTCGGAACCGTAAACTTTGCATACAACAGCAACGGCGGAACACGCCGCTACGGCGGACAAGCATCTGCTGTGCTGACGCTGACCGAAATCAAAGACAGCTAACCATCTACTATGGCCATCTCACTAGAAGCAGACTCAACCCTCCCGCAAGGCTACATCAAAGTGAACGGGACGACCGCGGCGACCTTGGACGCAACGGGTATTACCACCGGAGGCGTTCCCGCTGGTGCGGTGATGGCGTTCGCCATGAACAGCGCGCCGAGTGGCTGGCTGGCGGCAGATGGCACCGCAGTTTCTCGTTCCACCTATGCAAGGCTCTTTGCTGCTGTCGGAACGACCCACGGAGTTGGCAACGGTAGCACGACTTTCAATCTACCCGACCTGCGCGGCATCTTTGTGCGTGGTAGTGGGTCGCAGACGATCAGTGGAATCACCTACAACAAGACGTTTGCGGCTAAAGAGGGCGATGCGCTTCAAGGTCACCGTCACTCGGTATCACATAACACAATAACTTCGACGCCACCAGCAGGGGCCACTTATGCGGGACCAGGTCCCGGTGTTTTGGCCTCGGGGTCAGTGTCGGTGCTGGACCCAACAACAGACGGCACCAATGGCACTCCGCGCACGGCGAGCGAAACACGCCCCGCAAACATCGCCATGCT